TGAAATCACGATTGATGTATTTTATATCTCTATTTACAGCCATCTTATTATAATTGCAAAGTTAAATTGTCACTAATATTTGTATTAGAAACAGAATATTTAAGTTGAACTGTAATTTCATTAGTATCATCGTTTCTTAATACATCTAATGAATTTACAACAACTCTAGGAAAATAAAATTCTAATTTTGATTCTACATTTTTTTTCAATGCTCCTAGATTACTTTCTGAAATTTGTTCAAATACAAATGATCTAATTCCTCCTCCAAAATCAGGATTTAAAGGTCTTTCCCCAGGTTCAGTAAGAAAAAAATTAATTAGATTATTTTTTATAGCATCTTTAGTAGTAAAATTAGATCTAAAAACAGCTGGTCCATTTAAAGGTAAATTTACCCCAACAGCAACATTTGGATTTAAATCAACTGGGTTAATTTGTTGGGGATTAAATGCCATTATTTAGTGTTTAGAAGTCCCATTATTGTATCCATACCTACCTCACCAGTGCCTAAATTTCCATTTATAGGATCAGCCCCTTTAGGGTTAAAAGTTTGGGCATTACTTGAATTAAAACTTAAAGCAGTTTCATTCATAATATCCATATACTTTTGTCTAGTGTTAGCTGTTGGTTGGGTGTTTAATTTTGAATTTACTGTTGGTTGAACAGATTCATTAACTACAGTTTTTGGTGAACGAACAGCTTCAAGTAAAATATCTTTAATTTCTTCTTGAATTGCTTCTCGTACAGCTTCTTTAATTATTTTTTTTAATCCGTCGGTTTTCATATGTTTATAAATATAGGGTTAATCAGCTTTTAAATCGTTTTGTTCAATATAAAAAATTAGTTCGTCTATCAATATCTGATCTATTGAACTAAAGGACCACTCTCCTTTTAGCATAACAATATTTTTTTGGTTTTTTGCAATAGCTCTTCTACGTTTTAAAGAGTTAGTTGTTTTTTCTGTTTCAACTTCTAATTTAAATCCATTAACTTCATTTATTACAGGAGAAGTTTGTTCTGATTGTTGGGCTGTTAAAGCTGTTAGTTCTGTTGAGATTTCAGATTGGCCAGTAGTTGGATAACAATATTGAGTAAGCAAATCTAGGATTTTTAAAAGAGAAAGAACTTGAGCTAATACACCTTTTAATAAAGTTAAAATAGCTAAAGTAGTAGTATTTACAAAAAGTAATTTTGATGTTAAACTATCTAAAAATTTTAAAGTATCTTGAACACCTGTAATTACATTTAAAGGGATACCTACACCACCTATAGCTACTGGGGTTGGGAGTTGTCGAAGGATTTTAATTGTTGGTGAGGTAATCCCTAATATTTTTTCCGATTCAGTTAATATATTAGTTGTTTTATTAATTACTGTAAGTGTATTATTTATTTTTTTAACTAGTTTATTTTTAGTAGCTATCAATTTGTCTATTTCTACCTGTATAGGGCAAGCGATTAAATCCTTTATTTCTTCAAAAGCAGCTTTAGGATCAATTTCATATTTTTTAATTAAATCTTCAATTTTACTGATTCCGTACTGTGCTATTAAAGTAAGCAATAAAGGAACAACTATACCTTTTAAAGTATCTATACTATCGTTTAATTTTTTTTGGAGAGTAAAGTCTAAAGTTACATCTTTTGTATTGTATTCTTCTACTACATCATCAGGAAATTTAAGTAGTTTTTGTATTTCTTTTTGAAGATTCGATTCTAAAGGATTTAATGTAATTATTCCTAAATCAGATTTAAAAGTCCCATCAGATTTATACGGAACGGTATTATAAGGACCATATTTTATTTTTAAAAAATTTAAGGGGAATAGAGTAGGATCAAATCCAGTATCTGTTAAATCAGGATGTTTAATTGAAAATTCTCCTTTTTTATTAGTAGTATCTCTTTTTAAAAGTTTATTAGTAACTACTACTCCTGGGATAGGTTCATTAGTTATTGAATTAACTACGATACCTTTAATAGATTCAAGTTTAATCTTTTTTGGGATTTCAGGAAGAGATCCTGAAAAGGGTAAAGTAGGGGTGGGGGGTAAACTAATTCCAACTAAAGATAATACTTGTTGTAAATCAATTTCTACTTCTATAGAACTAGTATTTTGTGTATCTATAGCCATTATTGTACTTTAGTTGTTTTAGATTTAAGACTATTGTTATTTAGTTGAGCTAAAATCCCATTTTTAGGGTTATTTATTTGATTTAAAATATTACCTGCTACTGAATTAAATGAGGTAACTAGTACACCATTAGGGTAATCTCTTTGTACCTGGACAATTGAGGCTAAATTTTTAATAGCTTCTGTTAATTCAATAAGTAAATCTACAGTATTATCCCCCAATAAAACAGGTTGAGTAGCATTTTTTGAGCCTAATTTAATATCATTTGAACTAATATAATGAGAGGATGCTTCTAAATTGATACTTCCATTTGAAGACAAACCAACAGATTTTTCTCCACTTATTAAAACACTATCCTTTTTAGCATTTATTACTACCCTATCTGAGTTGATTATTATTTGAGGGGATTTAAATTGGGATGGGAGTTCGGGTTTAGTAGTATAGGAAATAAAATTTTCATTGGCTATACTAAATGGGATTTTTTGTTTAGATGTTAAATAAATTGAAGACAAATCTTTATTTACATTTTCAGTCATAGGAATCCACCCTCTATCATCAATTAATTTTTCAGGTTGTCCATTTCGTATTATTGTAACAGGATCACCATTTTCTCCAGATTCAGACCAATTATTTTTCTTTTCACTTTGGGATTTTGAAGTACTACCAAAGCGAATACTTTGACCGTATCGACCTTGTAAAATAGAATCTCCCATAAAAGGCATTAAAGGTTTAATATCTATTTTTTCTACAAATGTGTTTTGAGATTCGTTTTTAGGACTATTTAAATTTATTTCTGTTGAACCATCTGTAACTCTTCTTCCAGATGTTCCATAGTCTCTTTCTTGGACAGTATCATTTATTCCATCTAATAAATTTGGATAAGCATCGTGATGGGGATGATTCCATAAACTTAGTGGTTTTAAATAATAAAATTGTTCTGCACTAGATTCTTTTCCTATATTTTGATTAGGTAAAGAAAACATTAAAACTATTTCGTTTACTACAGGATATGTTTTTAATTGGGAATCATAAGGTAAAGCATAATTTGTTGTAGATGAACCAGCTTGGTTTACTACTTCATAAAATATAGCCCCTATTCCATTCCATTGTCCTACTCTATTAAATTCAGGATGCTTCTCATCTAATATTATATCTGTAACACGAGCAGCAATTAATTTTGAACTTAAAGCATTTTGGATATCATTAAAAGAAGAATCCCCCTTATTACTTGTATTAGAATAAGTTGTAGATCGTACAGATTGATTATTTCCTGTTTTGTATAAACCCATTAATCCTTGTTTGGTTTAAATTTTTTAACTTCGTTTAATAATTGTTGTTTTTCTTCTTCTGTCATTCCAAAGTTTTCATCTTCAGATTTTCCAGAAGCTAAAGCACGCTGGACAATAGTAGCCATTTTAACTAATTGTTCATCGTTTTTTATTCCAAGTTCCATATATTCTTTAATTAAGGGAACTATTAAGGTAGCATCACCTATATCGTTTATAAGGGGTTTTAATTCACCTATTAAAGCGGTAATTTGAGCTTCTTTTTTCTTTTGATTATCGTAAATTTCTTTTAGAAGATCAGAAAATTTCTTTTTCCCAAAAATATTTGATTCTAAACTCATGTGTAATATTTTGGGTATAAATATGAAAATTTAAGAAATTTAAAATTTTGTGTATCCGTATTCTAAATAAAATAAATAATGTTTTTTAAATATATCATACAAAACATTGGCTATTTTTGTAATTTTAGGAGCTTTTGCCTCAGGTATCATTTCGTAAATATAAATGTAAAGGGCTTTTTTATTAAATATATCTATTTGATCTCTTTTTCTAAATAGTTCTAAAATAGAATCTGCAATTTTTGCATCAAATTCTTTTGGGAAAATATTATATATGTTAAAACTAACATATTCTGTATACTGGTCTATAAATTCTGAAAGTTTATCTTTAGAAGGATCTGAATCTAAAGTATAAGTATGGGTGTCGTCTTTTAAAAGTTCGTCTGTGGAAACTTTACTTATTTTCTTTTTATAATTTTTATCATTATATAATATACACCATCGTTTAACTATAGTACCAAAATATGAATAAGCTTTAGCTCCATTATCTGGGTTGAAAAGGTGCATTTTAGATAATAAAAATACTTCAATTTCATGTTGTAAATGTTCTAAATTTTCAACTTCAGTATGGTAAAATTTAAATGTATGGATTATATTTTGAGTTAATTTAAAGAAGGGATAATGGATTTTATCCTCATATATTTTACTTTTCTTTTCAGGACATGAAATACTATTATATAATACAATAGCATCTTCTGTTTCTTGAGTAAAATAATTTTTCTTTTTAGCTTTTCTAGCCATTTTTACTGAACTTTCTAAGGTTGAATTCATTTAATATTTCTTGGATTTTTAAAATTGATTGGAATATAACCCCAACATCATCGTCTTTCTCGAATATTCCAGCTCGATCAACTTCTTTAAGTTTTTTTTCAGAAACTTCTATAGTGCGAGATAAACGGTCTAAGTATTCTAAATATCCTCCTAAAATATCTTCTGCTCTTTCTTGTTTTTTCATTAAGTTATAAGTCGTAAACCCAAGGATTACGACTAAAATTGCTAAAGCACACGTTGTTATTATTAATGCAATCATAAGTTATCTAACATATTTTTTAAACCATTACTCTTTATTGAAGTTAAAGCTTTAGTTTTAGTTGAAAGCTTTTTTGAGGTGTTTGGTTGTGTTCCCAATGTAAAATTTCCTTTTTTGGTATCCACGGATTTTTTACCTTCTTTTAATTTAGGTAACCATTCACGTTCAAATTCAATGCGTGCTGCCATTAAATCGGCCTGGTGTAAAATAAAAGGTAAACTTGTTCTTGGTTTTTGTTCTGGCATAAATGACATAAGATATTTTTTATTTCCTTCATCGTATAAACCATCGTGTGTTTGAATAGCTACCATTTCATTGAATGTATAAGGAATACCATGAGATTGAAGCATAAATAAACCTCTATCTGGAACTGAAGAAAACGGGACTTTTGTATTAAACATATAATCTTCTCCCAATTTATCTTTTCTCCATTGATCAGTCTGGGGTATATATGATTCTTCATTTTCATCACCCATTTTACCTAAATCGTGATTTAAAGCAGAAAATACAAGTTCTTCAGTGGTAAAAGTAGACATATCACATCCCTCACTTTTCCATAAATCAGCCTGTTTAATAGCACAACGAATAACTCGTAAAACATGTTCAACATATCCTCCTGGGAAAGCATTATGATATTCTTTTTTATGCGCAGCAGGCATTAACATTAAACGCTCAGAATATTGTTCATAAAATGCTTTTAATTTTTCTCTACGTGGTTCAGAAATATACAAACCAATGTAATTCATTAATTCATTCCAATTTTCTTGGATTTGTTCGGCGGTAAGATTCATAACTTTTATTTATTTGATTAATTTTCTCGGTCTACAATAGATTGAGTATCTTCTCTTAATTCAAGGACTTCTTGTAAAATTTGACGAGCGGCTTCAACGTTTCGTTCGTTTAAAGCATGTCTTAATCGTTTTAATTTTCCATCCATAGACTCTAAGCGTCTCAATACTAATTCTTTATTTTTCATTTTTATTTTATTTACTTATTTTTTATAACCTTTATTATTTCAATAATTTTAAATATTAAAATATAAATAAAGATAATAACCTTCTTTTAGGAAATCAAGTTTTCTTTTCGTTTTAAGGATTTTTCTATAAAATTATGGATTTTTTTTAAATGAGCACATCTTTCAAATTCCTCTAATTCTTCAAAATATTTCATAGATACTTCAAGACAAAATAAAAAATCCTTAGAAGCCTTTTTATTTAAAGCTTCTTTCCAATCTTTTTTTCTTGTTCCACACTCTGATATCCAATAATAGGCTCTATTATGCATCATAAAATCTCCTGCTTCACCCATGTCTTGAGCATCAAGTTTTGGGTCAGCAGTTGAAAAAAAGTCA